TAATATGTTTCCGTCAATCTTTGTAGTTACAGGATCGGAATCCAGAGAGTATATGCCAGCCGCATTTGCCTGGGGATATCTAAATGCTTCTATTAAAGTATACTGCAAGGGAGAAGATTCTCAAGCAGAACTAGAAGACCTATTAGAGGATGTGGAAAAGGTTTTAGATGGTACACTAGGTATTGTAGTATACGATACGACTAATAGCTATGAAACCTCCGAAATATCAATTACATCAATTACAACAGATGAGGGCTTATTAGCTCCCTACGCAGTAGGAGAAATAAACATCCTTATACGCTATCAAATAATGAAATGAGATTTCGTACCTCTTAGTACGGAGAAATAGTGTTCGAATGCCAATACAGATAATAATCTAGTTAGAGTACTAGAACACATAGAAATAAAGGAAAAAGGATGGCAACATTCAATCTGGTACGTAATAGTAGAGTTTTCTTCTCTACAAACGTAGATGCTTCTACTGGTGTATTAGCCGCTACTGCATTTACTACAGCTAATACTCAAGAATTACAAGTTCTTGATGGATTTAGCTTTTCTCAACAAAGTAACGCTGATGCTGTACAAATTAGTGAAGCAGGTAGCACTCCTGTTCGTGGACAGCGCTCATTCAATACAAGTTTAAATAACGTAGAAATTACTTTCTCAACTTACCTACGCCCCCACAAGCCCGTAGCGGCAGTTAACGCCGAAGAGTCAGTATTATGGAATGCCCTATTAGGTGACCAGCCTTTAGCTACTTCCGTAACTCTTGGTGGAACACCTTCTACTGCGACATACGCTACTGGTACAGGTATTCTGACCATTGGCGGAGCGGCAATGACTTACGCTGGTATCTCCGTTGGAGATATTATTACTATTTCTGGCCTTGGTGGAGCTTCAGCGTCCCGTGCTAATGTACCAGGAAAAGTACTTACACTAGGCGCTGCCGCTATTACTGTACAGTTACTAGGTGGTACTACTGCAGCTATGACTTTAACTGCCGGTGTAGGCGTTAAATTTAACAAGTCAGCTTGGGTTGATAATGCGGCAGTTGCAGCAGATACGGAGCCTGGTGTGGGTAATGTTCCATACGGTCAAGTTACAACTGCCATGTCTAACAAGAATCAACTACAAAAATTCGGTCTAATTATCAAGGTAGACGGTATTACCTATGCTATTGATAATTGTGCTATGGACCAAGCAAGTATCGACTTTAACTTAGATGGTATTGCTATGGTTTCCTGGACCGCTAAGGGTACTGCTATTCGTGAGCGCGCTGTTTCCTGGTCTACTGCTGCTGATCCTGTACTAACGGGCGATCTAGCGGGTACACTAAAGGGCAAGAATACTGCTGCTAACTACATTACCAATAAGCTATCTACAATTACGCTAAACGCTGAAATTGGTGGTGGAGGCTCTGCTTACACACTAGCGTTAACTGGTGGTAATATTACCATTGCTAACAACATCACTTATGTTGTTCCGGCAAATCTAGGTACTGTAAACTTACCTATTGGCTATTTCACTGGTACACGTTCTGTATCTGGTAGCGTAAATGCTTACCTACGTACAGGTAGTTCTAATACTGCAGGTTTACTAAGCACTATGCTTACGAATGCTGCTACAAGTGCTGAAACTAAGTACTCTCTAAATATTGCTATCGGTGGAAGTGCTAACGCTATTCGTGTTGAAACATTCATCTTCGGTGCTATGTTACAGATTCCAACTATCGACGCTCAAGCAGTTATGAGCACCACTATTAACTTTACCGCTCAAGGTACTGATTTCTTGGGTGGTTCATCTGCCGGCTTTGACCTAGAAAATACTAACGATCTACGTATCCGTTATTTCTCTAGTTAATAGTTTTATAGTCCGCGGCTTGATCACCGCGGGCTCTTTTTCCTCCACATTACAGAATAAATAAGGATTATAATCCATGTCTGAAACGCTATCTCTAAAGTCCCTTCTAGTTCCGTCAAAGAATGTAGAAGTGGAGTTTCCAGGCTTCGAAGGTTTTAAGATCAATCTTAACTTTCTATCTCGTGAAACTCTAGTAAATATTCGTAAGAAATCTACTAAGACTACGTTTAAGAACCGTCAACCTATTGAAGAACTAGATGACAAGCTATTCCTAAAGCTATACGTAGCTGCAGCGATCAAGGGATGGTCAGGTTTCAAGTATAAGTACTTGAATGAACTAGCTCCTGCTAATATTACTGAAGCTGACTATAATAAGGAAGTTCCTTATTCAGAAGAAAATGCTTTAGCACTAATGGAAGCATCTTCTAACTTCGACGGATTCATTAGCGAGACAGTATCTGATTTAGCGTCTTTTACGAAGAACAGTACTCAGGTATAAGTGCCAAGCTAAAATCTTTCTATCATAATGCGCAAGTAGGCATGACCAAAGATGCGTATTATGAAATGTGCGAGATGCTAGGCTCAGTGCCTATAGAATCAGAGATCCCTGTTGAGTACGACGATTTATTGGTAGAAGTTCAGGAAGCCTTGGATATCTATCATAAATTAAAAGATGAATGGGATACGATGAATGGTAACTATCTAGGTAAAAGTTACTCCGGTATAGGTGATATATTGGATATACTAGAAATACCTAAGGAAGATAGAAAGACCTTATTTAGTCTAATTGGCTTGATTGACAGACACAGGTCAGAAGCTATCGCGGCTAACAAGCCTAAGCCTACTACTAGATAGTAAGAAGCCCCTCTCGAAAGAGCAGGGGCTTCTTTTTTGTCTAAAAAAATTTTGGGCCTTGACATAAGGTGGCATACCTGATATAATTAGGGGATCATGAAATAGTGTACCTAAAATCTAGGGACCTAGGGATGGAGAAAATATGGCAGATACATCTAGCAAACATAATATTCTAGTAACCGACAACGGTTCCCTAAAGAATGTTAATAAGAGCGCTACTGAATTAAAGAATACACTAGATGCAGCAGGTACGGCTGCAGAGCGCACTGCGGCTAAAGTAAAGAAAGCTAGTGCGCCTACTCCCGTGGCAGCGGCACGTGCAGCTAGAGACCAGGGAGGTCAGGCCGCCGAAGACTCTGGCACTGCCAGAGGTGTCGGAGGGTTGACCGGTGCTGCAGGCCGAGACTTTGCGAAGCAATCGCAAGGCCTTGGTGGATTAGTTCGTCTATACGCAACATTCGCTGCTAATATCTTCGCGGCAACCGCTGCGTTTGGCGCACTGAGCCGTGCTATGGATACTACTAATATGGTCAAGGGTCTTGATCAGTTAGGTGCGGCTTCAGGAAAGAACCTAAGTTTACTAGCTAAGCAGGTAACCATAGCTGCTGATGGAGCTATTTCCTTAAGAGAATCACTAGAAGTAGTAGCCAAAGCTAGTGCTGCTGGTATGAGCAACAAGCAGATTGAAGCTATGGCCGAATCTGCGAAAAAAGCTTCCCAGGCACTTGGTGTAAGTATGTCCGACGCTATTAGTCGTTTAACACGTGGCATTTCCAAATTAGAGCCTGAACTATTAGACGAATTAGGATTATTTACTAAGGTTGATAAATCTACCCAAGACTATGCTAGATCCATTGGTAAGGCTGTTACCTCATTAAGTGATTTTGAGCGTAGGCAAGCGTTTGCTAATGCTGTACTGGATGAAGCAAAACAGAAATTTTCCGCCATTGATATTCCCGCAAATCCTTATACTAAATTACTAGCAAATCTGCAAAACGTAGCCTTTGCAGGATTAGAGTTAGTTAACAAAGTACTAGGTCCTATTGCTAAGGTATTGGCAGATTCTCCTACTGCCCTAGCTACAGCTATGGCTTATATTGGGGCCATTTTATTAAAGACAGCTATTCCTGCTATTGGTATGTGGAAGGAAGGACTAAAAGCCTCTGCGGATGAAGCAAGAAAAACAGCTAAAGCATTCAGGGAATCTTTCAACGACGAATTCCAGCAGCGTATGGAAGCAAGATTTAGCATTCCTGATATCAAGAAGAAGTTAGATGCTGCGGCTCTTGAAGTAGCCAAGAATCAGGCGAAAATTAATGCTATCACTGTACCGCCTAAATTAGCTTCAGCTAATGCTTTAGCGGCGGGGGATACCTCCACAAAAACCATAAATAACGTTACCAGAGCCCTAGAAAAAAGACAGGCACAGCTAGAGGCTGAAAGAGTAACAAGTGGCACTCTAAAAGCAGAAACAAAAGCACGACTAGAGCAAGAAACTGCATCATTAGAAAAACTATTAGTTCTAAGGAAGAAGGGTGTATTGTTAAAGCAGGAGGAGCTACTGCAGGAGAAGGTTTTAGCCTCCGCTCGCGCATCGCTACAAGACCAGGCAGATAAGCCTCTGAGAAGAACTGACACCGAAATGATAGCCCAGAGAAGGCTAGAGAGACTAGAAAAGTCTGCTACTAAAGGTAATCTTGTGGCCACCGCGGCAACTAATGCCACTATTATCGGCGTTAGAAATAGTATGGCGGCCCTAAATAAAGAAATCACAGATAATGGGCTAAAAGGTTGGGATAAGTGGAGCACAGTAGCTAAAGGTGGAATTGCCGCAGTATCGGCCCGAGTTATGGGTATCCTAGGGTCTCTTGGTAATGTTGGAATGGCCGTAGGTATTGCAGTAGGCGCTTTCCAACTACTAGATACTTGGCTGTCTAAGAATACTAAGCAGTTAGAAGCTCTATCCAATGCTATGGAAACTGTTAATACTGCAGCTACTACTGTAACTAGCACCTTAAATAACCTAAGTGCTAGAAGCGACTTTGGTATATCAGTGCAGGGTATTCAAGCCAGGGCTACCGCGTTCTCTGAACTAACCGATTCTTTAGCCCCCTTATCTAGAAAGTTAAAAGAGGCCCAGGAAGCAGGAGATAACTGGTGGGATGCTAGTATTAACTGGATCAAGAAGGCAGCCGATAAAGATTTGCAAAGTACGTACGTAGATACTATTAGTAATGCTGTAATGGCAGGTCTTAGAGTCATAGATGACCCCACTCTTAAAGCGGAAGCTGAGAGAAATATACGCAGTTTATTTACTGGAATGGGTACTATTAGTAAAGATTCGCTAAAAGCAGCTCTTAACGCTTCCGGAGATATAGACAGTATTTTACCAAAGGTAGAAAGTTTAATAGGTAAGTTAAAAACTGCTAGTAATACCATGAGCGCGAGCGCTCAGAAAGTACAGTCATTTGGTACTACTATGACCGATGCTAGTAAAGCCTTCGATGAATTTACTGTAAGTCTTAATAACTCTGATCCTTTATCCAAACTAGCTAATCAAACTATTAGCGCAGGATTTGCACTTAGAGATACTTTTAAAGATGTTAATAGTGGGCTGGCTTC